ACGACCAATCAACCGATCCACCTCAGCCTGACCATACTCACGTGCCGCAGCAGCCATCTCAGCATCTGCACGGGCACGAGCCAGGTTTTGTGAATATTGTTCAGGATTGATAGCACCGCCCATCATGCCAGCGCCTAACGCCTCAGGTGCTACGCCTAGACCAATGCGACCACGTTGTAGTTGTTGCTGCCGTAGGGCAATGTCTTCAGCACGGCGAGTGGGAGCTAACAGACCTTGTTGCTCTGCCAACACCTGTGCAGCCATCTCTTGTGGGGACATACCTGCCAGCTGCTCTTGTGCCTGCCTTGCCTGCCCATAGTAAAAATCACGGAACTCGGCAAGTTGAGGGTCTAGTTCATAACCAGCAGTTTGTGCGCCTTCATCGAAGAAGCTACGACCAAACCCTGTGGTTACTGCATAGGGTCGGAACTTAGCCGCCTCAGCCGCAATTTCTGCTGCTCTAACTTGTGCATCAGCTGCCCTATCGGCAGAGCTAGCCGCCATGCTTGAACCAAGCAGACCTCCGAGTGCTCCTAATATTTCTATCATAATTCTTTCCTTTAAGCCTTCATGATGTACGCCAACGCGAAGTACGGCGACAGGTTAGCGTTGGTGCCACTTGAGCCAGTGGAGTTAATTGTGTGAGAATGTGAACCTGCACTGCTACTCAAACCAATGTTAGGAGCGTTACCAGTAGCACGGAACACATAAGCATAGTCGGTGTTGCCAGTTGTGCGAGCTGCTATATAGTTACCTGAGGTTACGTCAACAATAGCTTGACCGCTTGCAGCAACAAGTGTGTTGTGTGTTAAATAATGTTGGTGAGCGCCAGCAGAATCTGCGGTATGGTTGTGGGATACAACAATAGCATCTTTAGAACCACCAGTCTGTGTAGCACTGCCAGTGATAGATGTCTTAGCAGCACCGCCACTATCAGCGTCAGCACCAATGATGAACTTGTTGGTTAGGTTGGGAGTGCCGTTGGTGCCGTCACACAAGTACCAACCACTAGGAATGGTGGCAATGGTGCCTGACCACATCATAATAGCACCGCTAGGAACACCATTAGCCAACACATAAGCTGTGGTGGCAAGTTGAGTGGTGTTAGTTCCAGCCGCAGCTGTAGGGGCAGCAGGTATTCCTGTGAACGTAGGACTAGACGTGTTAGCCTTAGAGTTAATAGCCGTTGCAATGGCGTTAAACTCAGCATCAATCTCGTTGCCCTTAACAATCTTAGCTGGGTCGCCTGTCGTTAGTGCGTCCTTAGCAGCAAAGTCTGTTGCTTTAGTATAGTTTGCCATTACGACATCCTTCCAGTTTTAACAAATACATCAAATTTCTGTACACTTAGTTCTGACCCGTTTACGTCAGCCTCAAAACCAATTTGTATTACATTACCACTACCGCCAACACTACTCTTAATCTTATCAATCACAATGCCTGACGTGTACTCAGCAAGCGTTGCAGCGTTAGCCCCGTATTCAGCAATCCCAAACTCAGCAGCGTTACCATAAACAGGTATCTCAAAAGTATAAGAGTTGGTGTTTAAGTCATAATCAAAACCACACTTGATAACAAAGTCTTGGCTTTGCCCACCAAGAACAGTAGCACTGATTTGCTTCATCATCTTAAGAACAGAGGGATTACCAAAATCAATATAATGAGAAAAGTAGCGAAGGCGATAAGAAGAACCATTGTCGTCATAACCCGCATACTTACCAATACCGTTTGTTTTACCAATCAACAGGTCACGGTTACGTTGGCGGCAGAACGAATCAGCCTCATAGCTGAACCATACTGTGACCCGCGCAGAACCATCCTCCAATGGCTGTCGCATATCTAGCACATAGACAGTAGAGGTTGATGGGAAACTAAGCAGGTAAAAAGCGTTCAGTTCTGAATAAACAGATACAACGTCATCTAGGTCACCGCTGTTGGTGATTTCTTCTGTTATGTCTTTCAACAAATCATCCCTAACATTCTTAGTCAGGTCGCGCATTGGTAAACTTTTCTCTTGAATAACTCTACCCAAGCTGCGGATGCCCGTGTCTGACAAGAAGATTAGGTCATTACCTGTCAACTGAACACTATCCCTAGCTACACAGCCCACCCCAGCAATGACATCAGCAAGCTGGAAGGCAGTTCCAATAGGGTTGGATGCTCCGCTGTACAAGACAATGTTGTTCTTACAAAAAATAACTAAGAAATCGTTGTGTGCTGCAATAGCCACAATAGTGTCGGTATTGTTAGGGAGAACAGCAGCAATGTTCAATGTTCCACTGGTGCCGCCATAGAAGGCAGGAAATGCTGTGTCAGCTATATCTGTAGACCAATAAATAGTGGAGCCATCATGCGTCCAAAACCTACCCCAAGCAGCAATAACATCCCGTGGATAAGAAGAACCAAAGTTCTGTGTTGATGCACTGCGATAGGTGGTGATCGGTTGACACACCGGGCTGATAGCAGCAGAATAGACCAACGGCTCATGCCCCTGTTGTACCAACAAAGCATGGTCGTTTAGGCTTGCACCTTTCCAGCGGTCACCGCTGACGGTGTAGGCAGCAGGGGTAATGTCCGTCAGCGTAGCACTGATGCCGCCACTCCATACCTTACTGTTTCCACCTGACAGAATAATTGTACTGTTGTCAGCGTTGACGTGCTCCAACATAAACTTAATGCTGTTACCACCCAATGAAGTGTCTCCACTGGTGGTCATCATGTCCCAACCCTTACGTGCCCCTAGACGCCCATATTTATCAATCACCACGTTATCAGTGAGTTGGGCAAAGTTGGGGGAAATAGTAACACCACTCTCCTGAGTGTTCAGCCCGAAGAAGCCGGGAGTAACAAGAGATAGGTTTTGTAGTTGTTTCATGCCGGATACCAAATACTGTCTTCAGGATGACGTGCAGAATCCATTGCAACCTCATCTGCTAAAGCACTACGAGCAGCAGCATAGGCGTTCATGCTTTGCTGTCCACCATCCTCACCCCTCTCCTCAATAGCAAAGGCGGTAGCAAGTAAAATGATGGGACGTGTTGGAATTACTACCGTATCAGCATCAGCAGACAGAGGTGCATTACGCAGTGTTACGTTAAACCGCAGCTGATATTCACCATCAGGGACAGGGTAGATGTCTACTTGCGTGTCACCATCTGCGCTAACACCGTTGAAGTTGTAGAAGGCAGGTTCGCCAGTCTCAGGCGTGGTTAGCAAGAACTGCTCGTTGAACCAACTACCACTCTTATATTGCATCACAAAGTTGGAGGTGTCGTTCAACACATCCAGCACCTTGAAGTTGTTACCCGTGCCGTTCAATTCATAGTTGAAAACATTAGCATCTGTTAGCAGCGTAAGGGTGGTGCGTAAAGCTGACCAGTCCGTAGCAACCTCAACCTGTGCCTTAGCCTCGTTGACAAACTCACCAATGAGACGAGCATACTGGTTAGACACGCCACTTCCCTGCACCGTGGTCACTTCAGGTTCACGGAGCCGTAACAGCACTTTATTGACAAGTTCTAGATACGTCATTATTATTCCTTAATCGCTAACATTATACCACAAAATAAGCAATTTGTCAACCTATTCACCATCAAAAGTGTACATTGGCAACTCTTTACGTAGGTCAAAGGTAGCAATGTAGGAGATGCCTGACGTGTTAGTCTGCACCTTGATGCTGTCCCCACTCTTCAACACAATTGAGCCGTTGCTAAATAATAGATAATCTTTACTATTTAAGCTGTATCCATTGATAATGTAAATCTGATGTGTGGCATCGTGTGCATGTTCCCAAAACACACTGACACTGGCTGTGCTACCTGCGGTGTTGGAAATAAACAACGTCTCCACCTCGGCGACATACCCGGCAGGGACAGTGAATAGTTCCACATTGCTGCCAGTGGTGGTGATTGTTTTACCTACTGAATGTTTCATTTCTTCTTGGCTTTACCAGCCTTCTGTAGAGCAATGGCGACGGCTTGCTTCTGAGGCTTGCCTTCCTTCACCAGGGTGCGAATGTTGGCACT